CGTTGGAGGCCCGGCCAGGGCGAATTATCTACCGACAATCCTGTGAGGCCCAAAGCACCCCGAAAGGGCGACAGTAACTCACTAACGTCTGATGCTGGCAATCTCATCATGTCCTGCAAGAGCTAAGGCTAACTAAAGTACCTTAGAATCCTACAGTATGTGAGCTCAGCACTGAGCCTGCATTCCATGCAGTGAGGTATCATCATTCGTCTGGCGGAAAGGCATCTGCCTGTGGAGGCAAACACATTAAAAGCCAACACGAAATAATAATATCATGAAAAGAAACTACTTAGTAACACTCTTAGTATCGAGTGTTCTGTTTGTATTCTTTCCACGTTATCACTACGACCGCTATTAGAATTAGAGTACAAGATATATAGAGGTAATCAACCGCTAGATATCTAGCAGGGGGATTCTGAGAACTTTCCAGATGGTAAAAGCCATCCGTACTCATTATTAGAACCTCCTAGCAGGTACTCCAATTCTCTCATCTCTTGATCCATCAGTAGGAATTAATCGTAGAGGGGTACCACGTATGGTATCCTTCCTAGAGGAACTCCTTACAAAAGATAGATGGGACCTTAGATTACTAATGACCTTACTATACCTTACAAGGATATAGCCAGGTCATGGTAAACCTAATTATTCATCAATCACAACTGAAGGAGTAGGAATTAATCACCAATTGCTTGGTGAATTAGTTTCTATTATCCCTCAAGTGATTGTGAATATCCCATCTATCAGATGGAAAGAACTGCACTTGACAACGAAAGCAGGTCCGTTAGGACCTGCTCTCGATCAGGCATTAAACGAATTAAGATTCCTTCCAAGTTGGCTAGTCAAAGACTAGATACAAATTGGAGGAACAAAATTTGCTCAATACTTGAGGTCTTGTCAAGTACTAGTACGTAACCTTCTTTGTCCTCTATCAGTGGTAAAACCTCGAGGTTCACACCTCAGGAAAATATCACTGGTATTAGACCCAGAAGGTAAAGTGAGAGTTATAGCAATCTTTGATTATTGGTCACAGACGGTCTTGAAACCAATCCACTCCGCATTCTTACGGATGTAGAAAGATTTCAAAGCCGATTGTACCTTTAACCAAACTGGACGCCTAAACTCTATAATTCCAAGACCTCAATTCTATAGTTACGACCTTACGGCCGCAACAGATAGATTTCCATTATGGTTCCAATCATTTCTGGTTGGATACCTTTATGGAACTGAGGTAGCAGAATCATGGAGTCGAATACTAACCAAAATGCCGTTTCGTACACCAGAGGGTGGCCGCATTAAATATAATGCCGGTCAACCAATGGGTGCTTACAGCTCTTGGCCGGTATTCGCACTAAGTCACCACCTAATAGTACAGATAGCGGGACAAAGAGCCGGTTTTCCGGTTCCTTACTCCAACTATATGTTACTAGGTGATGATATAGTTTTAGGAGATGAATAGGTGGCGAACAACTACCTATCCATTATGCAAGACCTAGGTGTATCTATTGATTTGAACAAATCTTAGGTATCTTCAGATACTCTAGAATTTGCTAAACAATAGACACACTCAAAAGTTAATGTTTCACCGGCGCCACTTCGCTCATTACTAAATTGGGAGAACAACCTTTCGGGAGTCCTCTCATTTTAGAAAGAAGTTGGTGTGCGTTGGGATATCACTACCCTGGTCACCCGTTCAGTTATTTTCGATTTGTTAACTAAACTCTCTCCTCATAAAGACCAAAGTCTTAATGTGAAAAGAGTTTGGGAAACATGGATTCTTCCAAACAGATCAGATAGTAAAGATATAAGAGATGAGAAAGCATATATATGCTTCTCAACTCTTTGTCAAAGCTATCTTGGCTGTTCTGTATCATTAGAAAGAGTCTGGGATGTTCTAAACCAGCTCATTCCAATGATTCAGATTGGAATAATCCAATCGATCATTAAAGGTAACTTTCAGGCATATAATCGTTATCTTCAAAGGATAATGAATATATATCAGAAAGCAACTTTAATGGGAATTGCGCTAACTGACAACACTCTCACCCACTTGAGAGACCATATCCCTCCTGTTAGAGTTGCTGCTGATTATGCAGCAAAACTACAAGGAGAGTATGATAGATAGAATACCTAGATTGAGACAGCTTCAGAAGAATTAATCTTTGAAACTAACCCAATCTTGGGATTCGATCCATCTAAAGTTTCTCAAGGCCCTCGTTCTAGATCCACAACACCAATCAGCTCACTTCCAAAAGGAGTGAAAGGATTAGTGAAAATGTATCTGGACAATATACGCCAGGCCATGCAAGAGGAGTAATCCTATTGTAATGGACTGTGTATAGAAGAGACGTACTACAAGAGCTGGTTTGCCCTTTACGGGGTAGCCAGGCAGGTTATAGTAGATCCCACGTGGGATACATCACGACAGAAAGAAGATACTAGTTAGAAATAACCAGTGCCTCCTCCTGACAATGAGGGGGCGGGACCCAGAGGTGTAAATCTCCG